TTATAGGAGACAACGCAGTTATTTAGGAGTGGAGAGGAAAGGTGGGGTTCCCGAATATGATGAATGGCTCTCTAGAGCAAACGACTTTCAAAACCCTAAGGGAGCCAATGTTATGATATTTGAAAATTGGAGAAACACAAATGAGATATGGCAGTCCATAGCCAAGTATTGGAAGGTAAAGAATATGATAATCTGGTGGCTCCCCAATCGATGTCAGGGATTTTCAAGACCGGGATACTTTTTTAACAAATATGACATCGCTCCATTAGCTGGAGAAGGAGTAAGAAATGATGGGTATGAAGAAGAATTTGAGAAATATCTTCAAGACAAGGGACAAAAACTTTTAGATTCTTATGAGGTTATTATATATGCTCAGAAGGGTAAAAGCTACTGGGATAGGAGGAAAGGCACTCTATGGGCGAAAGTAGCAGACCATATCACTCACGCAGCAGAGACTGGAAAATCAGGTGGGCAAAATATAATCTTTGGTACTAAACCTATTCAGATATTAGTTCCTTATGTTAAGATACTATCCCCTCGAGATGGAATATTAGCCGAGCCTTTCTGCGGTTCAGGAGCTACAATTATCGCTTGCGAAATAATGAAAAGAAAATGTCGAGCAATAGAAATAGAACCGATATATGGGGAAGTTATTTTATTAAGATGGGAAAAATTTACCGGTAAACAGGCAATAAAGTTGAATGATTAATTAAATAAAAAACACAAAAAACACAAAAAAAGGACAAAAAGGGCGGCGAAAAGTAAATGCCAAAAATATCAAGAGAAATTAAAGAAGAAAAAAAAGAAGCATTACTTAGATCACTTGAGGGTGGAGTATCTATAACTGATGCTTGTGGAGCAGCAAGTGTAAGTCGTCATGCTATATGGGAATGGCGAAAAAAATCAAAAAGATTTGATAATAAGGTGAATTCAATTATAGATAGTAGGACTCAAACTATGGAAGATGCTTTATATGCAAGTGGTATAAAAGGAAATGTAACAGCCCAGATATTCTGGCTAAAGAATAGAGCTAAAGATAGATGGTCGGATAGAACTACTCACGAGGTAGCATTGGAACTTACTTTTGCTAATCTGATGAAAATGAAGAAAGAGCAGGAGAAAAAAACAAAGAATAACAGAATCTTATCTATGCGAGGTAGATAAATTGAGGTTAAACCAGAGGGAAATAGATATTCTAAGTAATTATGAAGGCGACTGGAATAAATTTGCTAGAGAAGGCTTGGGAGTGAGACTCGACCGGGAGCAGAGAAGGATTTTAGAATCAATGCAAATACATAGGAGGACATCGGTTAGATCAGGGCATGCAGCAGGAAAGGACTACGTAGCTGCTGTAGGCTCTTTATGTTTTTTATATCTGAATATTCCCTCAAAGGTCATTAATACAGCGCCTACTGATAGACAAGTTATTAATATTATGATGTCTGAAATAGGCAGAATATATAGAAATTCGAAGGTAAATCTCGGGGGAGACCTCTGGACTCATAGAATAACTTTCTCTGAGGATTCGGACTGGTTTTTATTGGGCTTCAAGACAAAAGACAAAAAACCAGAGGATTGGACTGGATTTCACTCTCCTAATCTTATGGTAGTGGTTACTGAGGCGAGCGGGATAGACCAGATAACCTTTGAAGCCATCGAAGGAATACTTACCGGCAATAGCCGATTAGTTCTGATATTCAATCCAAATAGGACTACAGGAGAAGCATATCAAAGCACTAGGAGCCCTTTATATAAAAAGTTTAAAATGAACTGTTTGAATGCGGTAAATGTTAGGGCCAAAAAGATATTAATCCCCGGACAGGTGGACTGGGAATGGATTGATGAGAAGATCAGGAAGCCGGGCTGGGTAATGGAAATTAGCGAGGGAGAAGCGAATAAGAATGCCTGTGATTTCAAATGGGAAGGTAAATGGTATCGGCCTAATGATTTATTCTTAGTAAAAGTGATGGGTGAATTCCCCAGGGCAACAGAGGACACCCTGATACCCCTAAGCTGGATAGAGTTGGCCAATGATAGATGGCAGGATTTACAGGGCAAAGGGGAAGGCGCGCTAAAGTTAGGAGTCGATGTAGCCGGCATGGGAAGGGACCTCACCGTATTCGCTTTCAGAAGGGGAGAGGTTATTGAAAGACTTAGAGTATACAGTAAACAGGATCACATGGTGACAGTCGGGAAAGTGAAGAATGAGTTAATAGCAGAGGAGGATAGTGCCCTTGTAGACTCTCTAGGAGAAGGAGCCGGGGTCTTTTCGAGATTAATGGAACTAGAGGTTAATGCAGTTGGAGTTAAAGCTTCGGAATCAGCGAAGGGACTGACCGACCTAACCGAACAGAGGACCTTTGCCAACATGAGGGCCTATTTGTACTGGGCTTTAAGAGATGCTTTAGATCCGGCGCTCGGAGGAGAGTTAGCTTTGCCTCCGCTAGACGAATTGACCCAGGATTTAACTGAGGTACATTACAGTACTAGGAGCAATGGAGAGATCATAATTGAAGAGAAAGATAAGATAAAAAAGAGGCTAGGGCGGTCCCCGGACTACGGGGATGCGGTGGCCAATACTGCCTCCGGGAAAAAGAAACATAAACAAGCGGAGGTAGTCGCTTAATATTTTATTAAAAGAGGTGAAAAGAGATATGACTGAAACAATAAAGAAAAAAAAGCAAGCTGAGGTTCATGTTACCCTTACCAAGGGACAGCAGTTTATACAAACCTCGAAGGGGGTTTATCCTTTATCAGTTCTCGGTAAGCACGAAATTAAAAAGACTTCGAAACAGATTAGGGAGGAAGAACAATTTGGAATTAATCAATTGATTGCTCCCCCTAATTCCCCCAACAGTTTGCTCCAATTATACGATATGAATTCGACTTTTTCGGCCTGTGTAAATCAGATAGCCGAAGATGTAGCCGGGCTGGGCTGGAGACTTGAACTGAAAGAAGGGGAAGAAGAGGATGAGGAAGAGAAGAAGAAGATTAACGGTCTTTTAGATAGACCCAATCCGGAAGAATATTTAAGACACATATTGAAGGAGATGCTTATTGATGTAGGAATAATAGGCTGGGGTGGATTTGAAGTAGTCAGGAATGCCATGGGGGAAGTGGCAGAGATATGGCATATTGCCGGACATACTTTCAGGATACATAATAAGAGGAAGAAGTTTTGTCAGCAGAGGAATAATGACAAAATATGGTTTAAAAGGTATGGGGAGGAAAAAGATATCTCTCCGGAGACTGGAAAAATAACCAAGCTTGACTTGAAGAGCAGAGCAAGTGAGTTAATTTACTATAAAAGATACTATCCGAGATCAGATTATTATGGGGCACCTCCTGTATTATCAGCGGTGGGTTCTCTGGTTGGACTTATTGGGATCAGGGATTATAATTTATCCTTCTTTGAAAACTACGGAATCCCGGCAGCCTTAATTACTTTGATAGGAGACTGGAAAGAGGGATCAGGAAAGAAGATTAAGAATTTTTTGGATAACGAAGTTAGAGGTTCCGAGAATGCCCATCGAACTATGGTATTTCAGCTTCCCGATGAGAACGCTAAATTCCAATGGCAGCAACTATCCGTAGACGTGAAAGAGGGAAGCTTCAGGTTATATAGGGAATCACTGCAAGAAGACATACTTATTGCCTATTCTATGCCCGGAGAAAGAATCGGAGTTAGGCCAAGAGTAGGAAAATTAGGTGGGGGTAGTATGACCACGGAAGCGACTAGGATATATATTGAATCGGTAGTAGAACCCCTACAGAAGGATATGGAAGATATTGTCAATGGACCAATTATAGAGCAGGGTCTGGACTGTCATAAATACATGTTTAAACTTAATACCCTAGACGTTCGAGATATAGATGCGGAAGCAGGTAGGTACATTAAGTATATTGAGCATGCGATGATGACCCCTAACCAGGCTAGAAATAAACTAGGCCTGGGGAAGACCTATGTAGGGGGAGACGATTATTACATGAAGAGCGGTCTGGAAGTAGTGGGAGAAGAAGAGCTGGAAAAGAGAGAAGACAAATTCATCAAGGCGGTAGAGGAACTTACAGAAGGGGTCAACAAATTAGCCGAAGGTGATTTTATTAGAAAAGTAGGCAAGGACGAAGGAGGATCAGAGGATTAAGGAATGGTGGACATAGAGAAATTTATTAATAAGATGGAACTAGAGGGTTATGTAAAGGAGATCTTGGCAGAGATAGTACAAGTGATAGATAGGAAAATTAAAAAAGATATGCCGGGAGTTGACGTGGCTATCAAGGTAGAATTCGGAATAAGGGATGGCCAGACTCCGCAGAGGAAAAAATGATGGTGGAAATAGATGATAGGGCGTACTGCCGAATAATACATTATTATGGTTCTGCCTCTTTTACAGATGGCTCTTACTTTTTATACGGATATGAGGAAGGAAGTTCTTTCTCTGGTGATGTCATAGTAAAGGAGCTAAGGGAGAAGCATGCCATTAACTAGTGATACCATAGAAAAATTGAATAGACTTATGGATATATTCTTTGAGAAGATTGGTCGCAAGGCAAGGATGAGAAAGCAGATGCTTAAATTGATAGATGAGAGTGAGGCCTATCTATATCCTAAGATCCGGGAATGGATGCAACTATCCCGGAAACAGATCATCAAAGATATCAAAAATGGAATTCTAAAAATTGAAAAGAAGTCCAAGTCCCAGATAGTAATAGATTATGTAGACTGGGAGACGATAGAGGAAAAAGGGAAGAGCATAATCAAACCGGCCTATCTTAATATAATGGAGAAGTCTGGCAACCTATCGCTTGCTCAAGCAAGGATTGAGGCCTCTTTCGACGTGGTAAATCCCCGCTCGGTAGAGTGGGCCGAGAAGTATTCCTCCGAATTAGTCACACTGGTGGGCAAAGAAACCAAAGCAGGACTGCGGGAAATAGTATCCTTTGGAGTGAGGGAAGGAAGAACTCTTAGACAAATAGCAAAAGATATTGAAGCTACGGGAATTGGACTTAATAAGAGGCAGACCAAGGCTTTATATAAATATAGAAATCTACTGGAAGCTCAAAAGGTACCCAAAAAGATAATCAAAGATAAGTTCAACAAATATTATGATAGGCTTCAAAGAGACCGAAGTAAAATGATAGCCAGGACCGAGGTGTCTAGGAGTGCGAATGAAGGCTATCTGGATTCACTAGAAGGAACGAGATATGAAGAGGTAGAACTTTCTATGGCCGCTGACGCTTGTCCCCTTTGTCTGGATTTGGCGGGGGAGACATTTAAGAGGTCTGAAGCGAGGG